CGTGGCGTGCCGTCGCCCATGAAGTAGTCCTGTGGCACGGGATTGCTGCGACAGTCCTCAGGCCACCACACCTTCGCACCCTTGTGATGGCCGACGTGCAGCGTCGTGTCCACGTACACCTTCCAGCCAGAGTCACGGGCCCGCAGGCAGAATGAGATGTCCTCGCCGAGCTCCCACTCGCCGGCATCGGTCGTGAACTGGTCATAGCCGAACCACGAGTGGATCGACCCGCCACGCTTGAGGCGCATGTCCTCGAGCACGTCACGGTGCACCAGTAGGCAGCCAGTGCCGGTCGCCGCAAGCTCGACGACCTGGTTGTCCTCGTAGTCGAGCATCACGTGGGTGATCGACTGCTCGTCGGGAACAAACATCGTCGGCACCGCACCCTCGGCGGTGACGATCACGCAGAGTGCCCCGAGTATCTTGATGTCGTGCTGCCTGGCACGTGCCACGAGTCGATGCAGCGTCTCGGGCGGGAACTGCATGTCGGTGTCGCAGAACCACAGCCAGTCGCACTCGGGATGGTTGTCGAGGAACTCCCGGACCAACGTGTTGCGCGCCTTGGCCAAGTTGGCACCGGCCTCGATGGCCACGTAGTTCCACAGCAGGCGCAGGTCGATCGGGTTCGGTGACTCTGGAGCCCCGAGCGCCTCCCAAGCCCGCACCGCACGCTCACGGTCCCACACGTCGAGCTCGACGTAGCTGCGCAGGAACCTCGTCGAGATGTCGTGGCCGCTGCTTGGGAACGCCAGCAGCACCTTGCCGGGATGATCGTCCATCTGCCCTCCTGTGATGGCGCGCAGATTAGCAGCACAACGACGAAGGCCGGACCACCCGAAGGTGATCCGGCCCAAGTCGGACAGTTGAAGGCGTCAGCTGAGGACGTTGGCGAGACCGGTGCCGGTCACCACGCAGGTTGCCACCGGGAACCTGCCAGCGGTGAATGCGCTGAACCCGTAGGTGACCATGCGGACGCTCAGCTGGTCGCCGAGCACCTCCTCGAAGGTCAGCCCGACCGGCGCACCGGCAGCCTCCATGTGGAGCACGTCGGCCCGACGGGTGACGATGATCCGGTCCTCGTTGGTGCTGGCCCCGAGGTTCGTCGGGATGCCGGCGTCGGTGATGACCGGGATGCCGACGAGGCTGCCGACCACGCCGTAGCCCGCTGCGCCGCCGTTGCCCTGGGCGTTGAAGCCCGGACCGTCGACCTGCACGAAGGGGCGGTTGCTGGTGTCGCTCGCAGCGCACAGGAACGCCCAGCGGCGTGGGTGCATCACGATCAGGTCGGCAGCGGCGAACCGGCTGGCGTTGACCTTGCCGACGGCGTTGTGGATCGACGTCATCAGCGCAGCACCAGTCGTCCCGGTGAACGCTGCGGTCTGCACCGAGGTGGTGTTGAGGATGCCGAAGTGACCGCCGGCGGTGCCGTCACCCGAGATCGCCGAGACGTTCGTCTTCGTGGCGTACTCGGCGAACAGGTCGGCGAGGATGATCTCGGCGATGCCGGTGCCACGCTCGACGGCCTGACGTGACACGACCTGCTGACCGGCGAACGTCCGCACCGGCACGCTCAGCGTGTCGGTCACCATCGTGGTGTTGGACACGCCCGTGTTCTGCGTCGTCTGTGCAGCCACCGAGGTCGACGTGGTGCCCCGAGGGATCTCCAGGGTCATGCCGGCGTCGGGCAGCGGCAGGCTGGTGACGTTCGACAGGAACGGGCGACCCGACTCCAGGTTGGCGGCGTAGAGCGCCGTCAGGTACTGCGGCACGACCAACGCACCGAAGTTGCCCGTGGTCGACCTGTAGTCGACCAGCGCCTCGCCCCGTGCCCGCTCGACACGGGCCTGCGCCTCGCCGTCACGCTGGAACTGGGCACGGAACGCGTCCTGCAGGAAGTTGTGCGGGCTGTCGGGACGGTAGGTCCGCTCCTCGCGCCCGACCCGGACGGTCGGCACGCCGATGGCCTTGCGGGCCTCGTCGGCCTTGGCCTTGCGCTCGTCGAGCTCGACCAGCTCGGCCTCACGGACCGTCAGCTCGTCGATGCGCTCGTCGATGGTGCGGAGCTCGGCGCGTGCGGCGTCGAACTTGGTGGCCTCGTCCTCGGTCAGCTCGGAGCGACCCTCGGTCTCGGCAGCGGACAGGATGGCCTCGACGGCCTCGGCCGCAGCGTCTCGGTCGTCGAGCGCCTTGGCGATCAGGGAGCGGATCTGCTCCAGCATGATGTACCTCACAGGGTTGAGATCGGATGGGATCGACCGGGTGACCTCTCGGTGCTGGTCCCGTGGTGGCCCTGGTGAGCTCCGGCGGGATCAGCGGCCGATCGTCGGCGCAGTCCTTGCGTACAGACTACCTGCGTCGCTTCGACGCATCGACACTCGCCAGACGGCGAGCCTGCGCGACGCTGAGGCCACCGGCCTTCGGTGCGTCGTCTGTCGTCTCGGCAGGCTTGTCCTCGCTGCGCAGCTTCACGACCGTCGCCGGGTTCGCCGGGTAGGTGACCACCGAGACGTCGTACAGCTTGACCTCGGAGATGGTGCGTTCGCTGTAGTCCTTGTTCCACTCGTCACGCACGACCCGGAACGCGAAGCTCATCTGATCGACGTCGCCTCGCTCCATCGCCGAACGCACCTCAGCGGCCGTCGGGTTGCTCGGGTCCAATGTCGCCCGGACCTTCAGGCCGATGTCGTCGGACTCGAGCTCGAGCGTGCCGGACTTCGTGCGAGCCAGCGGCAGACCCTCGTGGTTGGCCAGCAGACGGACGTCGGCTTCCATCGCAGACTTCTTGGCTGCGCCCGGTGCGATCACCTCGGTGAACCCGCCCATGTCGGGCCCGCCGGCGATGTCGTAGGCGTAGTCGTAGACCGTGGCGTAGCCCTCGACGACCGGCATCCCGTCGTCGGTCTGGCGCAGCTCGAGGTTGTGGACGTGTCGGACCTCACGGTCGGGCACGGTCACGCCGTCGTCGGAGCGTTCGTACTCGGTCATGGACTCCATCGTAGGTGTGTCCATCATCGGCATCGGCACGACGTCGGCCATCGGTTCGTCGGCCGCAGCGGGCAGCAGCTCGGCCGGGATGATCCACAGTTTGCAGATCCCTTCCGGTGCGATGTCACCCTCAACGACCTCGCAGCCACGTGGACCCTCGTAGAAGATGCATGACGAACAGACCATGCCCTCGTCTGCGAACGGCGACTCTGCCACGTAGTGCGAACCGTCCGCACCGACTCCTTGCGTGTAGGGCCCGAATAGATCGACGACCGATTCGATCGCCTCATACTGCGCCAGCTGGCGTGGCGTCACAGGGTAGATGCCTTCCTCGCCGTTGCGTTCGTTCATGTCGTCACTCCGTTCGGCATCGATGATCCCGGTCGACCATGTGCGTCCCGGATCACCGCCCCAGGCGTCCCACGCCACCCGACCCGGAGTCGGGTAGCCCTCCTCGCCGCTGTTGAACCCTTCGGCGTCCCGGTCGCTGGCGTGACGACCGAAGTAGTTCGCCATGCGACCGATCGTCTCCCGACTCACCGGCTCGCCGTTCGCCAGCTGCGATGCACGCGCCCGACCGACATCGGTGAAGCCATCACCGGCCAGACCCTCGGCGATCCAGTCGAGCGCCCGCTGCGCAGCGTCCTGCACGCCCTGCGGCGGTTCGTAGGTGTCGTCGGCGGCGCGCTCGTCGTCCTCGGACTCGGCCATGTACAGCGCAGACATCTGATCGTCGGCGTCGGCGTAGCTGGCGTGGCAGCCCTCCAGCTCGCCGTCGCCGACCTTGTGCACACCGAACGGCCGGGATGCCGGACACGCAGGATCGTCCTGCACGATCTCCCACGGCATCAGGTCACCGCCTCGTCGTCCTCGTCCATGTCGTCCTCGGGTGAGTCATCGACCGGCTCCGGCAGCGGCGGCCGGTCCTCGATCTCGCGCACCTCGTCGACAGTCAGGAAGCCATTCGTGATGGCGATGGCGTGCGACTCGTAGCGGGTCTTCAGATCCGAGCGCAGGACGCTGTCGACATTGAAGCGAACCCGCTGCGGCCGTGGCACGAGCGCAGACAGCCCGTCCTCGAGCGCCACCAGGTACGGCATCAGGCCGAACGTCAGGAAGTCCTGGCTGCGTTGCTCCCGGTTCGCATACGTCACCGACGAACCCGAGGTCGCACCGCCGATCATCTCCGGTGCGATGCCGTAGAGACGTGCGATCTGCTCGACCGTGAACCGCTGGGCATCGAGGAACTGCGCTTCGTCGGGTGCGACACTCACCCGCTCGTAGCGCAGACCGGCACCGACCACCATCGGTTCCCGGTTGCCGGCGGTCGACCGCACGAACGCAGTCTTGATGCCCTGCGCCTGGTCGGCACTCAACTCGGTGTCGCTGTAGAGGATCGAGTTCGGTGTCCCGCCACCGTGGAAGAAGTCAGATCCGAAGCGCTCGGCGCTGAGACCTGCGGAGATCGTCTGCTTGGCGTGCTGGATCGGCGACAGACCGAACGGCTGGCCGGGCATCGTGAAGATCGGCACGTGCCACAGCGGACCGTTCGGCCAACGCTCCAGCTCGACACCATCGACGACCGCACACCAGTAGCGATCCTCCTCGGGACGCCACTGCACTAGGCCGGGGTCGATCAGCTCCACCGAGGTCGGGTAGCCGTTGCTGGCGATCGACGTCACCAGCCCGTAGGTGTTGCCGGCGGTCAGCAGCGACGACCACGCCTGATACAGCCACGTCGACAGCGTCGTCTCCGGCTGCGGCATGTCGAACAGCGGCGACCTCGTCACCTCGACCGTCTGCCCGTTCCGGGTGCGCTGCTGATCCAACGGCAACGTCGAACCCAACCCGGCGAGCAGACGCACGCACGCCCACACCGCCGACAGGCGCATCGCCGAATCGGTCGTCACCTCGGCAGGCACATTCCCGTACCGGCGACGATCGTTCACCAGGTCGATCACATCGGCGGCGGTGATCGCACGCTCCTCGACTCCACTGCGCCTGAACAGGCCCATCAGTCACTCTCCAGAAACCAGCCGACCAGGACAAGCGCCACACCGGTCACCGCCAGACCGAGGATCGGCGAGAGCAGCCACGCAGCGACACACATTGCGATGAGGCCGACGATCTCGAGCGCAGTCGCAATCCAGTCCATCGGTCCTCGGTCAGTAGGCGAACACAGGCGGCGAGACCGGTTCGGCCTCACGCTCCAGCGTAGTAGCGCCCCACAGTGCCAAGGTCGCTGCCACCAGCGGCGAGATGTCGACCGACGAAGCCGACCGACTGAACGCCCAGGCGTCACCCAACTTGCGCTTGGCGGCACCCGCAACTGCAGCCGTCAACTCCGGCTGTCCACGATGCGCCAGCTTGTCGTTCAGCACTGCATCGAACATGCGACCGCACGCCTGTGCCATCTCGCGACTGTTCGTGCGAATCACCCGCACGCCTGCAGCCTCGAGGTCCGGCACGAACGTCGAAGCCGGACCGGCCATGTCGACCACGAACGCGATCGGCGACCAGCGATCCCACAACTGGACGACCCGGCCGATCACCCAGTCGCCGCCAGTGCGCCGGTCGACAAGCTCCACGCCGGTCGTCCCGCCCGCCGGGCCCGCCACGGCGATCGACGTGTACGCCCGATCCGGTGCCATGTCCAAGGCGAACGCCACCTCGCCGTCGATGTGCAGGTCCGGCACACCGCGACGGTCCCAAGTGGTGACCGGGATCGGCGCTGCAGTCACACCCTCAGTCCACCGGTTCAGGAACGCACGCTCGAACTCGGCGAGCTCCATCGACTGGAACTCTGCACGCACCGCTGCCACATCGATCGTGTGACCGATCGCAGGATGACAGCGCAGCCAGGTCGACTCAGCGGCAGGATCGTCGTCGTCGTCGGCCGACCACTCGAAGTACGCCAGCCCCGAAGTCTCACCCGAACGTGCAGCGTCCCGACCACGGTCGACCTTCTGGCGCAGCGGCACCGATGACGCCGTGCCGGCTGTCGAGATGAACCAGAACTGCGGCTGCGGCCGGGTGATCATCGTCGGCTTCAACGCCTGCTCAAGGCGCGCGTCCTGCTGGGCGAAGTATTCGTCGGCGATGACCAGGTCGAGAGTCTTGCCGTGGCCGGACTTCTCGGTCGTCGCAACGATCGTCTGCAGCGAACCGTTGCGCCACCGGATCGCCTCGCTGCCATTGGAGTGCCTGACGCTGAACAGGTCGGCCAGCTGCGACTGCTCGAGCGTCGGCACGTGCTCATCCCGCCACTTGTCCCGAGCGTCCTGCGCAGTCTGCGCCGTGAACACGATCCGCTGCCGACCGAACGTCAATGCACGCCAAGTCATCAGGCACAACATCAGCGTCGTCTTCCCGGCCTGCCGAGGAACCGTCACAGTCACGTCCCGGTAGGCGAGGAGCCCGGTGTCCGGGTCGATCTCCAACGCCACGTCCAACACGTGCCGCTGCCACGGCATCAGGTCGATGCCGATCATGCGCGCCACCGCCTGAACTGCTTGACCGTGCGACGGCCGATCAGTCCTCGGTGTTGTGAACTGCGGCTTGCAGCTCGGCGGCGATTCGCTCGAAGGCATCAGACTCATCATGCACCGGCTCCAGGTCGACGAGTGTCGAACGCAACTCGCGCACCAGCTGTGCGTTCACGTCGCCGGCATCGATCGCACGTGCCACCGACAGCGCGAGCTCGGCGAGTGCTTCACCTCGAGCGTCGAGCTGGTCGGCCTTGCGCAACCCGGCCACGAAGTTATCCACAGACTTGGTCAACTTGGCCACAACAGCAGGCTAGCGCCACCACACAGCGTGGAGAGAGAAC